TTATATGAAATAGATCCTGATCATCCTTCACATGAATTTGTAAAGAAACATGGTATAGAAACAGCAATGAATCAACCAGCATTTAAACAAATCAGAAAAAACATGCTAGAAGGTAAACCAACAAAAGGTTGTTTTAGATGCTATGATGAAGAAAAGATGCACGGAGTATCCATGAGAACTGGTGCAAATCAAATGTATGATCTTAGTAAATATACTCTTAACGACAAATTTTTACACACAAAATATATCGAAGTTTCGCTTGACAATACCTGTAACCTAGAATGCAAAATGTGTAACTCTGAATATTCTACTAAGTTAAGAAGAAGAGACGAACTACTAGGAAATAAAGTACATCCAAACATTGTTTATGATCCAGACTTACTTGACGGAATTGACCTAACTCATGTAGAACAAATTAAATTCCTTGGAGGAGAACCTTTGTTGTCAAAACACCATTTACCTTTTTTGAAAAAGTTTCCAAATTACTCGCAACTAAAATTAACCTATAATACCAATGCTACTATTATACCCAATCAAGAAACTATCAATGTCATGAAGCAGATAAAAAGTCTAGACTTTATAATAAGTTGTGACGGTATATACAAATACAACGACTACCAACGTTGGGGATCAAAGTTTGAAACTGTAATAGAAAATGGTCTTAAACTAAAAGATATATTTGCTGATAATGTTGATTGGTTTACATTTCTAAATACTTTTACACTGTTAAACCTAAATGCATATGACAAAACTAAAAAATGGTTTAGACTAAATCAAATTCCAACTTTATCAAATTGGGATCAAGGTGGAGTTCTTTCTGCTTGGCATGCCCCTGATTGGTACGAAGAATGGATACTAAAGGATAACGATTATCCGGAAGTAAAAAATTACTTCAAAAGAAGAAAGTACAATCCAGAGATGTGGAACAAGTTTTTAAATCTAATTGAAGTTACAGATAAAATGTATGGAACTCGTTTAGAAGATTACAATCCAGAACTTGCTGAACAATTGTACAAAAATCAAAATTAATCGTTAAAATCGTTATACAATGTATATTTTGCTGTGAGTTCTTCACCTGCTGTAATTGGTTGGATCGTTACAAGATAGCACACAGGCAACTGATGCCAAAATCCTTTTACATTTTTACAGTTAGGTGTGTCTGAATGATTATAAAAAGCACCTAAGGCTGTTCTAATATAACCATGTGGAAAGTTTTTGTTTTGAATATGCACAATACCCAGAACAACATCAGCATCAAAATCTTGCGTAGCAAACAAGCCTAAGCCCTGCACATTTGACTCTTTTATAGTTAATCCGTCTGGTAATGGTCTATACATAATAGCAGTATTTATTTGATAATTTACAAAATATTAAACTGATACTTAATATAAAAACTTTGATTAACAAGTATGTTTACATCATATGTTGCGTTTTAACTCTGCCAATCAATCACCTAAATATTATTGACTTAATAAACTTAACTATGAGGTGGTAGACATGGACAAAAACTTAATTGAAAGACTTAATGACAGAATAGATGAATTAGAAGAAAAGATCAACAGAATTGTTGAACTATTAGAAATGGATCATGAGTTTGATAACGAAGATCATGATGAAGAATACTGTGAAGAATGTTATCAAGATCCTTGTGAATGTGATGACGAAGATCATAACTCAGATGAAGACGATGATGAAGATTATGATTGGGATCATAACGACGACTTTGAAGACGAAGACGACAAATAGTTTTATATTACTAGTATAAAGATAAAGGTAGGGTATTGATTTACCCTACCTTTTTTTATGATCTATAACCCATTAGGTACAATCACGTAATGAATAGTTAAAACAATAGCAACTGATACTAACAAGCCAAACATCATCTTTAAAAAATCTTTACCAATAATTGGAAATACATGTTTAAATTTATAGTCTTTCATTAGTGTTGATATCGCAAGTTCTCTACCACATAACAATCCTACAAACACCCAGGTTGTACTCATTGGTATATCGTTGTACTGTTTAAAGAACAATAGTATAAAAGCATACACTAGATCAATCAGTGTAGCAGATCTAACAAACCTTGTGCCTGTTTTTTCTATCACAATCTTTTGTATCTTACCACCCTTTTCGTAGAATGTATATCCTAAAAAAACGGCAAACACAATTGATATCATAATCATCCATTCCAATGGAACTGCTCTTGGTAAGAACACAGCAATATTTGCCATGTCATGACTTAACCAAGTGTACCAAAGAAATGCTGTGCTACACCATTGTGCTATACGCCAACGTTTTGCAACTTTTTGATTTGTAATTTTATCTGACTTTTCATCTATTATTCTTTCTATTATATTCCATGCCGCATAAGCAACTATTGCCGCTAGTGCATAGCCTATAATAGATTTTATCAACATCTTCTCTAACACAAATGTACTTGCAAAAGCACTCAGCACTAGAAAACTTGTTGATACAGGAATACCAACTCTTGTTAATAATAAAAGTATTAAAGGAGCCATAGCATGATACCATTGGATTTCTTTAAACGGTATTTTGTTTAATCGTCCATATGATATATCTCCGCCATTAGTACTCCACCCCCACCAAATAGTAAACCATAACACAACAGTTGCGGCTATCCATAGATAATACCATTTGAATTTATTTTGATTGGATGCCATCCATGTACCAAGGGTTTGTACACTGTCATTTGCAACAACTGAATATGCCGCAAATATAAAACCAAGAAACATCCAAAGTGAGTAGTTTTCTATCATTGTATATTCTTTCTATTATTCAAAGTTTATTGTACAAGTATTTACAATAAAAATCAACGAGAAATGTTACAGAAAGATTAATTTTTTATTACAGAGATTGGCTGAGTTTTATCACGTTCACGTCGTTGTGCTTTTTTCTTTCCACATATTCTATGACACATTTGTGATTTTTCAAAATTACTCATTATCTTTTTATAAGCAGGTCCATTTATGATTTCTTCATAGGTGTGATTATAGATACTCATTGAATCCAAATCTTCTTTGGTAAGTTCAAAATCACTAACCTGTTCATGCTGGCTAACTCGCATAAAGCAACAGGGCATGTATAAGCCTTCACTAGAAATAAAATTCATATAACTATCAACATTCATACAACTAGGATATATATTTTCAGTTTCATAAATTTCTTTTTCTTTGGCTACAGGAATCTTATTATAGTTTTTTCTTTGTTTGCTACCTTCAGGCAACTTTACAACATCTAGATTTTCAATGCTGTCTTGATCTATATCCTGATTTTGATTTTTCTTTTTTACTGACAGTATTGCTGTTCTAGGTGTTACTCCAATAATCAATTCTGTTGTATTTTCTAAACCTTCAACATATAGTTCTAGTCTATCTAGACTTTCGTTAAAAACACTTTTATCAACCAATTGACCAATTGGTGCTCGATGTGTATCTATGATTTCAAAACTAGTAAATCCTATAGCTCTAGCAGTGTCATAGGCTGTTTTCATATCTTCAAATGAACAATTATATTTAAAAACAATATACTTCCATTTTATTCTTTTATTATATTTTGCTAGAATCTCTGCTCCTAGTTTTATACTTAGCCAATCTGCATTGACTCTGTACTGTGTAAAGTTGTCTGGAGTACCATCTATACTAAACGTAATTTCATCTTTGTTGTCCATTATTTCTGCAATGGCCTGCCAGTCTTGTTCTTTTCTATAACTGCCATTGGTGTCCATGCTAAAATGCAGTCCGCTGGCTTTGATTGCTTGGAGAGTTTCTACTAGTTTTGGATGATATATTCCGTCTCCATATGCACCTGTTAGTACAACTTTTTTCAATGACATTGTTTTAAAAAACTCAAGTAACTTGTCGCTGTCAATGTGGCCATTATCCCAAAGGTGTCTTTCGTGTTGTTGAAAGGTTCTTGGACAGTTAGGACATTTGATTGTGCATTTGCTGGTTAGTTCTAGTTCTATTCTATCTGTTTTTGGAAACTGCATGTTGTGTATTATAACAAAGTATCTAGTTTAAATCAACTGTTTAATTGGTGCTTTAATCCTGTTTTAAAGTGTCTTATACTAGGATCTTAATACTTTACGAGTATTTGATCATGTTAACTTAAAACCCTATTTAAAAGAGGATTTAGACTAATGATCTAATTCTATCTCTTAGGCGAATAGCTCTGTTTCCTACCTGTTTAGCCCAACGTGAATCCATCATTTCAACTGAAGCAGTGTCCCAGTTGTGTGCTTCTACAGCCGCAATAAACTTTTTGAATTGTTTTAATCTTGGTGCTCCCATGTTAAACGTCATGTTCACAATTACTTCCTGTGCTTCACTAGGTAGGTTATCTAGATTAGGAAATACTTTTTTTGCTTCACTTATATAGGTAGCAACATCACTGTCAAACACAGCATTCACACGTTCTTCTGTGATAGGTGTGCCCACAGGCTTACCATGTTCTTCATCTGCTTCAGTAATAAGATGTCCTATACCAAATGTAGGATATCCCAAATGATCTAGATAGATTTCGTACTTGACTCCTTCGTCTATTTTTAATTGTTCTCTTAGATTGTCTATATTCACTTATTGTTCTCCTTGCATTTATTTATATTGGCCTGCTTGGCAGGAGTTGAACCTGCGACCTTCAGTTCCGCAAACTGATGCTCTATCCAACTGAGCTACAAGCAGATTATTCGTTGAATACATATTCAAAGTTTACTGTGTTCTTGTTTTCTCTTAATTCTATAGCACCGTTTTTTGTGTGAAACTTTCTAGCCATTTCTGTTTTGGGCGACAGTGTAACCAATCTAGTTAGATGATTTGACTGTTTGATCATTTTAAAAACTTCTTCAACTATCTTTTGGCCGCCTCCACGTTTGCGACTCCATACTGTGTAGGCAATGGCAATTTTTCCTTGAGCTTGTGCTGTGTTTATAGATTCTGTATGAGCTTGTTTGCTCATTGTGTCTAGTTCTTCTACTGATGCTGGTACTTCGTTGGTAAATGCAAAACACATTACAGCAACAATTTCGTCTCTGTCTTTGAGACCATAGATCTTTCTGCCGTACTGCTGTCTAAACCAATTGCTTAATTCTGGTCTAACAGGATCTTCTGCGGTGTCTACTTCGTTGAGTTCTACTAGTTTGACTTTGTTTAGCCATTCAAATTTATTTGCAATCCATTCACGCATACAAGCCTTCTTTAATTAAAATACAATTGATAGTGTTGCTACTAATATTGTGATCCATGTTATAGATATTACTATAACTCCAGACCAATACATCATTCTTGTGTGCCTGAATCTGTGCCTGCGCCGCCACGTTTGATTGTTTCAAGGATCATTTCCATATCGTCAAACGCATCTCGCTCTTCTGATAAACTGTTTTTATAGGCAATTTTTATTGCTTTGTTTAACACAGCAGGTTTGATGTCTAGTTCTTCTGCAATGTGTTTTACTGTGTCTCGCAATCCTGATCTCAGATCATCTGTTTCCTGTAGTACCTGTGTTGCTTCATCAAACAGTCTAATTAGTTTTGCTTTTTCTTCTTGATTGATTGTTAGTGCCATATTATTTTCCTA